AGTCCAGTACAATACAAACATCTTCATATTCGTCAGAAATTTGTTTTAGATTACTACTAACATCAGTAATTTCTTTTTCTATTTCTTCTATTGTTGAGACATTTATCTCAACTTTTTCTTCATCAACGTGAGACTGTTTGCAGTATGGACACGTACCAGATGCAAGCTGATCCGTTTCTTTGACCAATGAATCTAACTGCTTCTCTAAGCTAGATAATACTGATGTAAGTTCTCGCTTCTTACTTGCTAAAACTGTTTTCTGTTGCTGATATGAATTTTGTTTACTCACTTGTCGCTGTTGGGCATCAAACCGCGATCTTACATCTTCAAGACTTCCGTATTTTTCTTTGAGATGTTGTTCTTCTTCGTCAAGTGAAGAAACAAGAGCATCATATTTCCGCTGAGTGTCACCAATAGCAGAAAAAATACCCTGAATTTCTTTCAGAGTAGAACTTAGTTCGTGGACGTCTTTGAACTTTGACAGTTCCGAGTTTGAACGTAAAAGTTCCTGATGCAACTCTGATTCTTCGGCAGACAACTCTTCAATCTCTGATAATTCTTTCTCAAGTGCAACTCTATCATAAGTAACAAAATTCTTAATTTTTTCAATTAGTTCATCAATTTTTTGATTGTGTTGATCGTCCCAACTAATTGCACTTAGTGCTAGGTTCTCAATCTGTTTCTGTACTCGGTCATTGTTAGCTTGCACAACACCAAGTTTTTCTTCAGCAATTTTTAAATCTACTTGCTGTTCTTTTCGGATGACCTTTAGTTTCTCTGCTCGTTTAGCAAGTACGTCTAATGACAACATACTCTCAATGAAGTTTCGCTGATCGCCAGTAGACATCGACATGAATGGCTCTAGGTGTGGAGTTAATGCAACGACACCCAAGAAAATATGGTGAGGGATGTTGTAGAATAGCTCCACAATCGCCTTATCGGTGTTAGACATACTATCACGGGTCAGATTCTCTGTACCTCGATACAGTTCGACTGAATTCGGTTTACGTTGACGAATGATCTTATAGTCAACCCCATTGATTGAGAAATCTAACTCAACGTGCAGATTTTTCTCATTGACCAAGTTGATGAATTCATCAGTCTTGAGTTTATCTAACCCCTTACCATATATAGCAAAAATGACCGCTTGGATAGCCGCAGTTTTTCCTACACCATTAGCACTACCACCAGTAGCACCAATGTCTTTGTTATTACCAATGATTAGGGTACTTTTTTCATCATCCAGTTTCAACGTGGTTAGTTTATTTCCATAAGACAGGAAATTCTTAATCCCAATGTTTTTAAAAACAATCATTCTGTTTCTCTCTCCATGGCTTCTTGATAGATAGCTTTCAGTATCTCGTTATCGACACTAGCAATTTTGTTTGATTCATCTAAGAATTTCAGCACCACTGCGTCAATATTCTCTACGTTTTCTACTGTACCAACATCTCCCTCTAAAATCAACTTTGCTGCTGATGGAGTGTGTTGGATCTTAAATTCAGAGACCTTTAACTCAGTCAATAATGCCTGAACGTCAGAGATGATCGTTTCGTCTTCTAAGTCATCAGGGAATTCTACACGCAAGTATGTGTTTTCTGGATCGATCTCATCAAGAATATCTTCTAGTTTGTCATATGGAATTGATAAGACATTGACACCTTTGTACTCGACAAACTCCAAAACACCCGTGTCCAGATCTAAGAAATATATGCCATGTGCTTCGTTAGCTTCGTTCATGGTAATTGGGATTGGAGTTCCGCAATACGTGATGTTTTCTTTTGTCTGTGGGGAGTGGTAGTGTCCAGTGTACACATGTTTCAAATGTGACAACTCTTTTGGTGATTGTCCATGCTCCATCTCATACGAATCGTTCACTTTGAACCCATTAAGTTCCAAATGTGCAAACATGTAATCGACTTTAGATGTTTTAGATAACTTGATCGCATTATCCCACATCTCACCATCAACTACCCATGGTAATGCAAGCACCTTGCCATCAAAAATAACGGTAGGTTCGTCAATGACAGTCATGTAGTGCTCTAAGAACTTCATGCTGTTTACATCAAGGCGATCTCGATAGAACGTGTCGTGGTTTGATACAATTGTATAAACTTCATCAAAGCCGTCTCGCAGAATCTCAGCACCCTTGATGGAGTAGTTAATTGTCTCCACAACGAGCTTGTGGCGGTCGTGGTGCCAATCTCCAAGCTGGAAGCATACTTTACAGCCCCTAGCTTTAGATTCGCTTACAGTGAATTCTAGGAGCTTTAACAACTGTTCATTGAACTTTGATGAATTACCCTTTTCACCAAAGTGTAAGTCACCAACCAAACAAACTAAATTACTCATCTTTTCTCCAAATATATTTTAAAAGCCCACAATCATAAATTCGGTAAATACCGTTTTCCAATGTATTATCAAGCTCTGAAAGATTTTTGTCAAATTTTTCTAAATTCTTCTCCAACAAGTTTTTTCTAAACTTTCTTTTGTTGACCCGTCTTTCATTAACAACGTAAGCGTATGATGGGTCTGTTTCATATAGAAATTTGAACCCATTTTTATCATAAACAGAACCTACTGACCATCGTCTGTCAGCAAAAGATATAATTTCACTAATTCCCAACTCATTAACCATTGATGAGAATAGCTTACTAAACCCACCAACTACTAAATGTTTTGTACTAAATCGCACCAATTCAGTTCTTCCAAAGTTTTCTTTAAAACTCATCATTGCAACAATATTTTCATTTTCGTCTCGAAGAGCATATGTGGACCCATAAGAACATGCGCCTTGTATGTGTGTTTCGTTATAAAATTCATCAATAACACTTTTTTCTAAGCATCGCTCTATTTTACATTTTCTTGCAAAAATTCTTGGTCCATCATACAAGCCTAAAATAGATTTTATTTTTTCTTTTACTATTTCTTTTTTATGATTCCACTCATCTTCAAAAATATGAATTAATCGAATACCAGCGCTTCTCGCTCTCTCAGTTTTTTCTAAATGATAGTTTCGATTTTTAAATTTGGTGGAATGCCAGTAAAGACCGTTAAACTCTAATGCAATATTTTTTTCTGGGATCAAAATGTCTAACTCCATGCCAGAAAGAGATTTTCTATCATTTTCTACAACTTGTACCCCAAGTGATTTTATGAAGTTTATCAAATCAACTTCACTAAAAGATCTTTGTTTTTTTGTAGCAATGCCGTGTGTATTCATGTAATCATAAACAGTGGTTTGGTTTATACCATATTTTTTGGCTATCCCATAAACACCAATTGTTTCATATAGAGCTTTTACCTCTTCTTTATTTTTAAGAAATTTGATACAGTCATTACTCATGTGCATCTGATTTATATTTTCAGCACCATATTTTTCTATATTTGTTTTTTTAATTTTTTCTTTTACTACTCTATCCATGAACACACAAGAAACTCCATATCTTTTTATATTAGTTTCTTTTATTTTTAATGTCCTATTTTTTTTAATTTCGTCAGTTATGGATTTTTTTAGCTTTTTCTTTACATCATCGTTATGCATAGGATTTGTTGCACCGTATCTATGCATATTTGTTTCTTTTGTCTTTTTCTTAATATACTCACATTGCATCGGGTGCGATGTTCCATATTTTTCTATACTACTTTTTCTTTTTTTATTTAAAATTGTTTCTTTATTTTTATTAAAGGTAGACTTAAAAGATTCTGAAGCTTTTTTCTTAAACTCATCAACTTGAATAGGATGTTCTACTCCGTATTTTTCCATTAATGTTACTGACGCTTTTTTTCTCCTAACAGATCTTATAGTTTTATCATCAGGAGGTATTATGTTTTTATTTTTAACAAAACGACTACATTCTTCTGAGCATGTTTTATTGAGATAACCAACAGCACTCATACTAACTTTATTGGTACAGACTTCGCATGTAGGAAGGTCTTCACTCGTTAAAATACCATTACATAAAAAATCTAATCTAGTCCCCATTCTGATTTGTTTTTTAAAAAAAATATCTACCCATGATGTTAGGTTTTTTATTTTATCCGACAGATGTTTATCTTCTTTACAAAGTCGTCTGGAGTTTTTATATTTTTCTTTTATGAATGAGATTAATTCTTCTTCACTCATCTATCTCGTGTCCTTCATAATCATCAATTGCGACAGGATCGTCTTCATACTCTTGGTTTTCAAATGGTGATTTCTCATCATCCCCATCAACACCAAACTCTTTCTCAAGAACAGTATCGTACCCATAGGTAGTCTCTAGTCCGTTTTCCAGTCTAATCTTATTTCGGACGTTTGTCACTCCATATTCTGCTTTCATGAAGGCTTTAAGTGCGTTGAAGATGCATTTGGTGAAGAAAGCGTGTGGATTGTAGCAAGTCAGGTAGTTGTACTTGACGATTGATTTGCCGTCCCAATCAACACCGTCTGGAAATGGCTTGAATTTAGCAAATCCCTTAGACACACAAACTAAGACTGCTTCTGAGATCATATCTTGCTTGATGTGAGTGTACCTGCTCCAGTACCGATGCTGTGTTGTCTTTTCAGCCAGAAGCATAAACATCCTAGCTAGTCTGTCTGATACTTTTCCATCAATCTTAGAACGTAATAGCTCTTCAAAGAATGCATCTGGTGGTAGGTATAAGTCTTTATTTTTCTCCATGGTTCAAATTACTCCGGTTGATTTCACCTATAGTAATCATAAAAGAATCCATTGTCAAGTAAAAATTCAAAACTTTTTATCTTATTCTAGTTCCTAAATCTTGTCAATTTTTATCTCATTTCTCTGTTTTTCTCTTCTCAAAATACCTCAAAAAAAAAGTAGAAATTTCCAAATTATTTTTCGAGCTAGAGGTCTTATGGATATTGGATTTCTACCCTATTTGGTAATTAGATTAAACTGTTTAAATAATAGCGTGAATGGAAACTTAGAAAATAATAGATGGAATTACCCAAATTAGAAACAGTTCTCAGAATTTATAGATTACCTAAAATTGGAACAGACGAAGATAAATTCAGATCCCTAAAATCGGTAATTAGATCTCTATCCAGATTTACCTATTTTCGAGACAAGAAAAAGTTGAGAAAGTGATCAGTAGTTCTAATTTTAAGATTGAGAATCAGATCGTCCCTGTAATCAATTTTAAGACTCTCTTTCGACATCCAAGTATGTTGACTTACCAAATACCCATAAAATTGATTCTGGTTGATTCTAGGTGCATTAGATTTGATTCTGATATGTCTATCTACAGTAGCATTAAGATGAATTGATGAACCTGATAAGACAACAACACCAAAATAAGTCGAAATTTCCGAATTATTTTTCGTTCTGGAGGTACTGAGAACACTCACTTCTTGGGCTATTTGGTAATTAGATTAAACTGTTTATATAATACCGTCAGAATTTGAAAATAGAATACTGAGAAAATCGGATAGAAAGTGATACATATCTATCACATTAGAAAACATTTTATTAACAATTAAATTTAACATCTGGTTAACTCAGATTAACTTTTAATTGTTTCATAGAAATTTATAAATAGAGTAATACTTAAAAAAGTTAAATCAGGAGATTACAATGACTAATAAAGTTGGTGTGTTCAACAGCATCGTGGATAGAACCTTTACTGGCGAATCTGACGGTGTAGTCTCTTGCGGTATCGTTATTACTGGTCGGCGTGGCTCTCAGGGAGTTAGAACAATTAACTCTTTGCGCCAATTTATTGATGAGTATGGTACTCCAAGAAAAACAGACATTTCAATGTTAGCTGCTATCCGCTATTTACGCCGCGCTCGTTTCTTAAACGTAGTTCGTGTGGTTAATGACGCAGTTGCTGCATCTTTCACTATCACAGACGAAGCCACATTCACTGCTAAGAACGCTGGCGCTTGGGGTAACGATATTGATATTGATTTTGTTACTATTGCCGATGCACCTGCTGGTGTGTTTGGTGTTTCTGTTAAGTTTAAAGACTCTCAGGTCGAATTCCACGAAGTCTCATTAAACCCAGAACAGAAGAATGGTTTTGGTCGGAATATTTTTATTGAGAATGTTCTGAACTTACGTTCAAACTATGTTGACGTTGCAGTTGATGAAGCATTTACTGGTGCTGCGTTTACTCCATTGACTATTACATTAGCTGCTGGTGCTGATGATACGTCTGCACCTACTCCAGTACAAATCTCAGATGGATGGGAATTGTTCAAGAACAAAGAAGACGTAGATACTCGTTTCTTAATCAATGCTGGTTTGGTTGATCCTATTATTCAAGCCAAAATGTCAGAAGTTGCTGCTTACCGTGGTGATTGCTTACCGATATTCGACTTACCTCTGTCAGAGTCTTATGACACCAGCGACATGATCCTGTATCGTGATGACGATTTGGCATTGGATACCCATTTTGGCTCAATCTATGGTGGTTGGTTAAAAGTTCAAGATCAGTTCAATGATGCAGAAGTTTGGATTCCACCTTCAGCCGATGTTGCTGCTAACTGGACTACTGTTATCGGTAATGGTGAGTATTGGCTTGCTGCTATGGGTATAGAGACTGGTGTTATTCCTGACGTTATTGATGTATCTCTGCGCATGGATGATACACAGCGTACTGAGATCTACGCCAAGGGAATTAACCCAGTGACCAAGATTGGTTCTAACGTAGCAGTTATGATGGGCCAAAAAACACTTCAGCGTCTCGCCAGCGGCATGGATCGTATGAACGTGGTGAATAACGTACTGTGGATGTCAAATCGCTTAGAAACGATTCTGATGCGTTTTGTTGGTCGTCCAAATACTAAGTTCCAGCGTGATAATGCTAACTATGCATGTACTTCTTTCTTGGAAGGTGTTAAGCGGAAAGAAGGTGTTTATGATTTTGCCGTAGACACATCTGATAGTTTAAATACCCCAGAAGTAATCGACAACCAAGAATTCTTTGTTGACGTTTATGTACAACCAACCCGAATCATGGAGGCAATTAACCTACGTCTGATTGTTACACCTACTGGTGTACGGCTGAGTCAATAAGGGCACGTTTGTGCCCCTTTAAGGAGTTTAAATAATGGCTAACATTCAAGATATTCGTGGTAATGGCTCTCCACAACGTAATTATGAGTTTGAGGTTGAAATCTTAGGCTCTATTGCTGGTGGTACATTACCAATTTTAACTCAACGAGTTCAGAACGCAACGATTCCTGAAACTGCGGTTGAGACATTTGAGATTAACTATAAATCTCGAAAGACTATGTATGCAGGTCGTGATGCTTCAGGTCATACCATGTCAATCACCTTCTGGAATGATGAAGATAACAGTGTTTATCGCTTCTTCAAAGACTGGATGGAGAACGGTATTTCAAATAGTATCGTTGGTGGTGGTTTAAGCAAAGACTTATATACCGCACAGATGAGAATCACTCAGTTTGCTACTGATTCAGTAACACCCACTGCGGTTCACTTCTTGGACGGTGTATTCCCAACTAACATCGGTGACATTACACTGAACTATGATGCGTCTGAATCATCAACTGTTGATGTGACATTCTCGTTTGAGACAAACACCCTACAGTAAAAAGCAATAATAACATAACTGTAACTTTGCCCTCCTTGTGAGGGCTTTTTTGTTTATAAATAATTTAGTATGTGTACTGGAGTGTAATATGTCACTGGATTTGGTCAAGGTTGGAAAAAGGGTACTCAATGAGGTTGTGCCTGATAGATTGAGTGGTGTTGCTAATGCCGCATTGGGATTTTTATCTCCAATGAAACAACCACAGCTTGCATATATGTGGGAAATTGAATTTATTGATCCTGTGACTGGTGATGCAAATAATACGCTGAAGTATTATGCAAAAGCAGCAGCAATCCCCCCAGTAATCCACGAAACGATAAAAAGATATTATATGGGTGTAGAGTATTCATATGCATCGAAAGATATATCTCCTAGAGTATTCAGGTGCACATTCTATGACAATCAATCTTTAGAGGCTTATCGGTTTTTTTATAGATGGAAAGAACTATGTAATTCTGGTGAAGATGCAAGGATGATGAATCCTGAAAGTTATAAAACACAAGTAACTTTAATATTAAAAGATACATCTGACTCTATCGTTAATGATAGGTTTTACATGCTAGACTGCTACCCTACTGAAATTTCAGAAGTTGCTCTGTCATATAACACCTCAGAAGAAATCACATTTGATGTCATGCTATCATTCTCTACTATGAGGATTTTATAATGAAATTATTAAACATTGCTAGTAAAGTAGTTAAAGGAAACTTCAAAGATTTAATAGCATCAAACAATGAAATTGAAAGAAGAGACTCACCAATATCAAAAGCAATAAAAATAAAAAAAGAACAATTGCCACAATTTGATTATCTTTTTGTTGTTAAAATGCCTGATTTAACCATAAATCCAGACGGTAGTTATAGCGATGATATTGAATATTTTGATATGGATATAGAAATAAATCATCGTGTTTTTACTATGACTGCACCAAATTACACATATGACACTGTAAAAACACAAACAAAAAATACTTACTGGTACTCTGCATCGAACAGGGATATTGGACAAATATCTATTACGATGGATGAATTTGAGGATGGTTTGAGTATGAGATATCTTAAAGAATGGTTCAGGCTCATTGAGAATGATGATGGGACATACAATGTCCCATCATATTATAAGAGAGACATTCAACTAATAAGATATTCTGGTACAAAGAATGAGCTGAGTGTTTTAACTTATAAAGGCTGTTTCCCAACATCAATTTCTGAATCAACATATTCATATGAGGGTTCTGGAATTTTGCAATATAACGTAACATTTGCATGTGATACTGTGAGTTTTAATGTTTCTGATAATGTAAGAGCAGCGATTCAAGAAGCACAAGAATCAATCAAAAATGAACTACCAGCCTCAAAATCTGGTTCTGGACTTAATATATCAAGTGCTATAAATATACTAGGTAGAGTTGCAGATGTAATTTTTTAATAAAGAGAGGAAGAAATGGGGAAAAATATTTTAGTAGAAGATCATGATTTGTCTATTGACAAAGAAGAGAACATATCAATCAGTACAAATAATTCAAACTTTTTGGAATTACCATCACAGGGGAAGTGTGGGTATGACTCAAAGGTTGAGTATCGTGATATGTTGGTGCAGGATGAAGAACGTCTTGCATCAACAACTCCTGACATGTATGCAACTACACTCAACAGTGTAATCAAATCTGTTCTTATGGATAATAAGCAGTTTGAGAACTTCACGGTTGCTGACCGAGATTATGCGCTTGTCTGGATTTGGGCAAACAACTACACACCAACCAAAAAAGTGGGCATTACTTGTGCTAATCAAAAATGTAAACATGAGTTTGAGAGTGTAGTCGATCTGACCAAACTGGAAGTGACGTATCCAAAAGAAAACTTTGTACGAGAGATGAAGCTGCCAATTAACAAGACTAAAGGTCATGTTACGGTTCGTTTAAATAAAGTTCGTGATGAAATTCAGGTTGAAGAGTACATGAAAAAGCACCCAGACGCATCTTATGATTATCTGATGTTGATCGCGTCTATTGACATTGGTGCACCTTTACCATTTGATAAAAAGGTTGACTGGGTACGTAATAATGTTAGTACAGTAGAGCTTGGTCGAGTAAAGCAGTATCACAAGTATTTTGCGTATGGTTTACCAACCATTGTTGAACACACTTGTCCTAAGTGTAAGGAGGTCACTAAGTCAGTGATTCCCTTTCAGGGCAGTGATATTCTCTTCCCGCAGTTATCAGGTGATTTTGAACAATTCTTACAATCTAACCAAGATTCTTAGGATTCCGCCTGATGTTATCTCTCAGATGAGTATCATGAAATATGATCATTATCTGAAAATGCTGGAAAAGGATATAAAGGACAAAGATCCTTTCATCATTCCAAGACCTTCAATAGCCCTGTAATGGGCTATTATTTTTTGTGTAAATAACATAGTAGAAAACTTTATAAGGTTGGTAAAAATGGAAAACAGCACATTATTTTTTGAGAATGGTGAGACAATAGATCAGATTTTGTTGAGACATCTGGTAAGTGAAGGTCTTATCCGTGAAAGTGACATGAAGAAGCACAACGCAATCATGCTGCTGGAAAGTTCTAACACAAGTGACACATTTTATTACAATAAAAGGCCAATAGATCGAGATATCTTAGTTGCAGTTATGTCTGATGTTAGAAAATATCCAACGAGAAGTGATATTTTTAAACAACTAGGGTTTATTGAATCTGATTTTGGTACAGAACCTAATAAAATTGAAAATAATATGAGACGCAGTCTCAGTCGAGTTATTGAACATTTCAATAGTACCATGCGAATAGACCTTGGAGATGAGTTTATTCCAACTTTTAAGGATAGAGAATCATATTATAAAAAATTGGCGAACGTGGATATAAACAGTGATGAACCACAAGAACCAACACTAGATGATATTTCATTTGGTAAGAAGAATAAGAATGATCGAACCACTAAAGCATTGAGTAAAATCAACAGCGAAGATCTACTTCGTGGTAATTTCTATGCTGACATGACCAAGATCCCAAAAACTCGCTGGGCAGGTTGGTTACGGTTCTGGGATCGTGAAAAGACCTCCGTAAAAGATCAGAACCGCCGCTGGAAGAAGACCTTTGTCATGGGTTATCAAATTGAGCCTAATCTTTTCTATGAGGTTTGGTACAACAGTATTGATTCTACCTATACGATCCATGAACCAAACGGCACTGATGTATCTGGACGTTCACGTTCACTTAATGAGGCGATTTTAAACTTAACTCGTATGATTGCCCAACGGTCTAAAGAGGATGCTATTGTATTCAATGGTAATAACCCAGAGTCAAAACAACTTGCTCGGTCTATTCTGAAATCTGTTTCAGACGGTGTAGATCCTCGCGTAAAAGAGTTGGTTCAATTAGACGATAAGATGGCTAAGCAAGAGAAAGCTGAGCGTAGAATGGCAATTAAACAACGTAGTGCACGTCTACAGGCAGCTAAATCAAAATTAGCATCATTAGCACGTCCAGAAGGTTTCTTTGGTGATAAGCGTTCTGAGGACGTTGATACAGATATCATCATCGGCCAGAATGTTGTTCAAAAAGAACGACACAAAGAAACAGCACCATCTGGATTTAAGAAGAAAGAGAACCAAGTCACACCAGATGTAGTTAAGCACTATGAGCGTGAAATGGCTGTTCGTGCTGAACTGGATGCTAAGCGAAAAGCACAAGAAGAAGCTGATCGTAAAGAACAATGGAAGAAAGATTTCTTTGATAACATCCCAGCCCAAAAAGGTCCAAAAACTCGCACCGAAGAAATCATGGATGTTCCCGACTTTGCTAAGGGGTATAAAGGTTCTGCTATTCAAAAAGCATCTGATAAACGTCAGGAGCAGAAACAACGTCTTAGTCGGAATGCTAAGAAAAAATCTTCAACCACTGAGAAGAGTACTGATACTAAGAAGCAGAGACAGGCGGAAGTTGCAGCTAAGATGAAGCAAATTCGTGAGTTAGAAGCAAATAAGATTGAAGAGCTTAACGAATCAATTGAAGATGTATTTCTCATGATCAATGAGAATATTGGCTCTCTGGATGAAATGGACGAAGACTTTGATGTTGAGGTTCAAGAGTTAACTCAGAACAATCGTTATGACCGTGAAATGGATAAAATCCGTGATCAGGCTGAGCGTAGTCAATACACACAGTCAGTCTTGAAACAGAACATCATGGGTAAGATTTATACCTATGAAGAGACTCGTGCACTAAAACACTTACAACCATCTCTGTTTGGCGGTCGCTTATTCACTGGTAGGAAAGATCCTATTGTCCTACCCACCGATAAACCATCATTGTTCAAGAGAGCTAAGATGGCATTATTCGGTCAACGTTTTCGTGCAGACTTTATCATCGGTTTCTCATTGGATGGGAAGGTTGATGTCGAGGTATGGTATATTACTGAGCCAAACCCAGATAAATCAGCAAACAAAGACACCATATCCACTTTTTATGTGTTTGATGTGACCAGTGGACGTGTGCTGAGACGGTATCTCCCGTACTACAGAAACGCACTTCCTATTGTGATGGCAAAGATTGGTGTAATGTAAGGAATAATGAATAATGGCCGGTAGCTATAAAGATCTTGAAAAAGAGTTTAGAGGAATGGATTCGGAGTACCGAGAGTATCTTGGTCTCCTTGGTCTTCGTCATGTGGTCAATGAAACTGCTGACGCATTAGAAAGGCGCAATCTTCCGAATCGTCCAAGGATGGATGAATCGTTTGATCCTGTTGGTCGTTTTAAGAACAACATGGATGATTCATTGAATGATTATACCGGACAAGATTCTGAGTTTGATCTTACACAAGAATCCATCATCAGTCTTGTTGATAGAATGAGACTAACCACATTCAGATTTAAAATCACCAATGCGTTTGAAGAAATTATTACACCATTACGCACTGAGCTTGAACGGATCTCTTTTGAAGAATCTCAAATGACATTGAAGCATCACACTGAAGATAACTTGTACTATCAGGCTATTGTTGGTGCGATTGAAAGTATGTCTAAAAACGTTGAAGGAAATCTAATCCGTTCGCTGGTGATGGAGTACCAACGCTTCACTAGACACCCTGTATGGTCATCTTTACGTTATTTGAATGCTGGTCTAATCCAACCAGTAGCATCTGGTATAAAAACTATTTTATTCGGGTGGAAGAAAGAGAAGTCTGATACGGATAGAATTGTGGAGGCAGTTAATGAACTGACTGAGTTTATGATGACCGGTCAGATTGATCGTACTGAATCTTTCATGGACAAGTATATCCGTAAAGGTCTATTGGAATCTCTTGGAGAAAGAGCACTCAGGGGTCTTGGATACACCAAAGAAGGAGCACAACGTATTGAAGACATGAGAGCATCTGGTCAAGGTGGAATGATTGATGCTATTAAGGATGCATATGCTCGTGGAGGAAGAGCTGCGTTAGATGATGCACAATTCCAAATACTGAAAGATTCATGGAGTGCTAGATTTTTTACAGATATTGTGAAAAAGGGAAGAATAGTCCAACCGAATGAGATGAGTTCTGGTAGGGTTTTTGAATACAATCCATATCAAACTGAAATGTTATCTCTTACTAGAGAGATCAGAAACAGTAACGAACAGATTGCAAAAACTAATGCGCTATTGTTGCTGGGCACTATGGAGACTGGTGTTTCCATGGAAGAGTTCTTTGGGAATTATAGTCGCGTAACTCAAGAAATGTTTGAGATTGTTTCGGTTGGACAGAGCGATAGAATAACACACTCTATATCAGGGCTAACCTCTAGTATGGTAAAACAACACAAAGAACAATTTGAGATGCAAGAATTGTTGTTAGAATCAACAGAGAGTGTAGAAAAACATACCAAAGACACAGCAAGAAGAACAAGACGCGGTTTTGGTAATTTGATGACCTTAATTGGTGCTACCTTAATTGGTGCTGTTACTGCACTCGGTACATTAATAACTGGGGCATTGACAACTCTTGGAACATCCCTTGTTGCTGCAATAATTGGTAATGGTGTTAGGAGAAGTGCGCCTGTTGTGGTTGGTGGTGATACTCCAGATGCACAAAAAAATAATCAAAAACAAAAAAATAATCAAAAACGAAAACCTGCAAAAAAAATGGATTGGGGGAAAGCAGGGGCAGGCGCAACTGGAGGTTGGGTTGGAGCAATCGCTGGTGGTGCTTATATGGTTGCTGACTATTATTATGACACTTTACTAGATGTAATAAAAAGTAGAACAGACGAAGAAATGAAAGTCATAGATTCTATGTATGATGATATGAACTCACTTTTCACCCCAGTAGGTCCGGTATTACACGGAACACCGCTTTTAAAACAAATTCAGGAAGAAGTGAAGCATCTGACTAAGGCTAAAAAAGACGCAACTATGTCACACATTGATCCTGTGACTGGGGCGACAATTAATAACGAAAGGAACTATACTCCTGCTGAATTACTGTTAAAGACGAAAAACACATTAAATAATACAGCAAGTCAAGCAATGGAACAAGTAGATACAATAACCACTGCTGCCAAAAACGCAGTAGAAAAAATGGCATCTGCTGATGAAGTAGCACACCAAGCACAACTACGAGCAATAGAACTCTGGACTGAGGCCGGTCTCCGATTAGAAAAAGAAGTAAAAGCCTTACAGAGAATTAAAGAAGAACGTAATTTTGAAAGACAAGTTAATGATGACCTTTCAGAAGCACTAAAGGCGATTAACTTTTAAGGAATAGTATGGAACTTATTAATTTTAGCAGACAAAGCATCCTTGAAAGAGTAGGTGACGAAAAATTCTTAGTAAAAATCTATAATGCCGATTATAAGGTTTACGCACCATTACCAGACGGATTCGGGTTTACTGTTGGATCTGAATATTCAAGTCCATTTGACGTTTCTTCTCTTTCAGGTGGATTACAAAAAGCATATGCAATTGCAGGGTTTGCCCAAAAGATTGGTATGTATATGCGTAAATTATATACCAACCCAGAACCTACTGAGCTTAGCATTGAGATGGAATTCACCGCAGAAAATGATACGTGGAATGATGTATTATACCCAGTCATTGCATTGAAGTTGATGGCACTAGGTTCAATATTAGATCTGCGCGATATAAATGAAAAAACAAGAAACGCATTCACTACATTAAGTAATGGCCTGAAAAGTGTTGCAGAGACGTTTGGTTTAGAGAACCCTGAAATTGATGATGGATACGTTGTCCAGTTCGATGAAAACTCAAGTCTTGGTGAAAAAGCAGATGGTATTTTAAAAACAATAGGTTTCATTTCAGCACCAAAATTTGTTAATGTAAAATTTGGTAACGTTATGACTTGGGAAAAATGTTATATCACATCAGTAGCAACATCATTCAGCAATGTTCTTGATTCTCGCGGCTATCCATTATCTGCAAAATGTACTGTTACAATCACCCCAGAGAAATATCCGGTTGCTGATGATATTCTTGAGATGTATGGACCTAAGAATACAAGAGGACTGCGGTAATGTCAGAAGCATTTAGAAAGCGATTATACGGTCAGGTTACGGTGGATGGAAATACTGAATTAGACTATCTGAATACACTTCTCCCGATCATGGATCTTACTGACGTAGACACCATAGTAATCAATGCAGGTATTGAGAATAGACCAGATCTCATCTCATATAAATTCTATGGTAACTTTGACTACGGGTGGTTGATTGCACATCACAATGATATTGACGATCCGACTACTGGATTTTATTTAAGTAGGAAGATAAGAATACCCTCACTTGATGATTACTTCAAGTTCTTGAATCTTTATGCAAAAACAACTAAATCTAAACTAAGAGATAGATTATGACAGAAAATTTTGATTTGGTCATTTTTGAGAGATCGTTATTCTCAAGAACCAATGATACAAACGCCATGGTATCTTTAAGGTGTAATAAGTCAAATGAGCTTATGCATTGTATACCAACGTCCATGTCAGTGCTCCAGAGCATGGGTATGCTATCTCCTATGGTATCTGTCACATTCACCGACATAAACGGTGATTTATTCAACAATCTAAAACCAGATATGTCTGACGTGTTTTTGTTGAAGTATGCACGTAGTGAATCTGAGGTTGCTGAAATCAGATTAAAGATTGTCAACGTAGAGTACACGGGAACTGTTATAGGATCAACTGGTAGTATAGCATTCAGAGTAATTTTCATGGGTGAGAATTGGTATGAGATGAATTCTAAATGCTATAACAGAGGATGGGGCAATGTACCTCTATCAACAGTTGTGTCTGAAATCACAAAAGATGGGAAATACACTGAGACAAAAATTCACGCTACCTCTGATAAATTCGAGTCAGTTGTCCAATGCTATGAGACAAACAAATCTTTAATGAAATGGATTTTAGATAACGCATACTCAGACACAAATGATGGACATTACTCTTACGGTGTGAATATTGACGGTCAGTTTTTCTTTAAGAACCTAGACAAACATATTAACGACTATCGTCCACGTATGAGAAATAATGATGTTATTAGATTTTCATTATTCTCTCCAAGTTTAGATGAGAAGAAAACATTAGACCAGAAAAAAGAAAATAGATTTATACCAGCATACTTTGTTGGATTTTCTGGTGAGAATAACTATCAGAAATTAGTGGATACTTACGCATCTGGTACTAAAACTTCTTATTTTGATTTTGATTCTGGTCAGTATAAAACAAAAACAGTTCGAGTGAATGATCTAAACTGTAATACTCTGACTGATGTAAGTTCGCTATATGACGAACATAGTGGAAACAATAAGGTGATGTATCTCGGTACTGATGACAAAGTTGATAAAAAGACGAGAACAAAATTATCTCGCGCTTTATTCGACTCTTCTAATATCAAGATCATGACAGAGGGCACACCCAACGTGTCAATATTTGATGTGGTTGATCTAGACATAAATAACACAAGTCAGTTCAACATCACATCAAAGAACCTGATACATTCTGGATTTTATGTGGTTAAGAACATTACTACATCTTTCTCATTCCAAGAAAGTGTTGTCATTACTTCAACAATTACTCTAACAAGACATGGTGTGAATGTTAACTCTATTGATAATTTTGACGATATGCAAGAAACTGCGAGAGGGAAAATCTGATGCAAGGTAACTATAGAGCATTGGTTGTTGATAATAAAGACCCTAAAGGTAATACCGGTCGTATCAAAGTTCGGGTATATGGTATGCATGATGGCGTTAAAGAGTCTGCATTACCATGGGCGCAGTATGCTGACACCACAATGATGGGATCTCTACGTGTACCAGATAAAGGCTCTAATGTATGGGTGTTCTTTGAGGCAGGTGAAATTGATCAGCCTATTTACTTTGCTTGTGCACCAGCAAAACCAGATGTACCTGAAGAAGCATCTACTGATTATCCTAAGAATAGAGTCATTAAAACTAAATCTGGAATTTTGATTGAGATTAATGATGAACAAAATATCGTAAATGTTGAAGTTGGTAACACAAAACACACTATCAATGGTCAAGACAACACTGTTAAAGTAATAGCAGAAAAAATCCAACTTGGCTCTGATGGTTCTGTTGAACAGTCAGTACTAGGCAAACAACTAGAGACTTGGATTAATAACACACTTATTCCATGGATGAACTCGCACAGACATCTTTCAGCTGCACCAAGTCAACCAACATCACCTCCCACTGCACCATTCCAAGCTGGCTCAGCTGCGCCTAATGGCTCAGTATACTCTAAGAAGAATACCAATCAATAAACACACCCATAACTTACACAATAAATAAAGGTAGGTTATGGGAGTTAATGCATGTTTTCTGATGTAGACAAATCACTAAAAATAGATAATAAAGGAAACGTGGTCGTTTTAAAAGACGAAGCTGCAATCCGTCAAGCAATTGAGCTTAATATTGCAGCTCTACGAGGTGAGTATGTTCGTTCTTTAAGAGGATCAGATCTTCTTAGATTCGTTGGTAGACCATTTACAGACTCAAACTCTGTCTTACTACGTCAGGAAATTGAAAACATCATTGCAAATATTGATGACAGAATCACTAACTACTATGTAGCAGTCAATCCTAATGTTGATGCAGGTACATATGACATCTCTATCCAGATTGAAGTTACATTTAGACAGACTCCATTTACAATTAACACAAGAATTAGAAATACATCAGCGTAAGGGCATTAAACATGGTTGATTTTACACGTTACGAATACCAAGACTTAGTAGACAGGATGACAGAGAAACTCCGCAACGCTGACGGGTGGGGAGATGGTTATGATTCTTCCATGGGGCAAGTATTAATCCAGTTGGTTGCTGATACAACTGACCAACTTCATTACATGCTTGAGCGTAGGACTACTGAGTCTTATATGTACACTGCTAGAACACGGTCTGCTGTCATTGCTAAAGCATCTGAACGTGGATATCATTATAAACGTTCTCTTGGTAATAGAGGAACTATCACGTTCACCATCAATGAACCCGCATTTGCAAACATCATCATCCCTCAGTTTACTGTGTTTACGTATGATGGGTTAAGTTATATATCAACTGAACAGACATTTGTTGCCACTGGTACTACTTCTGTTGAAATCCCAGTTGTACAGGGTACGTTAGTAGAAACCATTATCCAACAAGCAGATTTAGATGCCAATGGAGATTATTTGATTGAATCTGGTTACGATCAGATTGATGATCTGGCTATCGTGTTGACTTCTGACGGATTTGAACTTTCTCCGGTATGGAGAACGACCAAACGCGCAATGTCATTCTTAACACCTACTGATAATTTTTATGATGTTCGATACGGATTTGATGGTATGAGAATCATCTTTGGTGATGGTGAGTTTGGACGTTTACCATTGGGTGATATTGATCTTACTTATGTAATGATTGATGAGAATGCTCAACCATTGAATACACTTGGTAATGAGTTTACATTTGAATTTGAAGTGTTGGATGTGAATGGTGTAGAATACACCGCATCAGTAATAAACACAACCAGAATTCATAATGGTTCTGGTCCAGAAGATATCGACTCGATCCGTACCAATGCAGCAATAGAACATAACTCATCTGCTAGGGCTGTATCAAAAGAAGACTCAATATATTGGATCTTGCAGTCTGGTATTGGTAACATCGTAGACGTCAACGTGACAGGTGAATCAGAAGCCAATACCTATGCATATAACACTAACAACGTCTATGTTAGTTATGCAAACAGTGGGAATACTGAGCTTACGCCTACACAGAAAACAGAATTGCGTGATTATCTAGCAACACTATCAATTGCAAATCCACACTACGTTTTACAAAAAGCCAATGAAATCTTATTGGCAGTTGGTCTATCAGTAAAGAAAGATAAATTACTGGATATTAGTACAGCAGATTATTATCAGATCTTAAAACAGTTCTTAGAGGGTTACTTCTCAATAAAACGTGGTGCAATCGGTGCACGATATGAGCACTCTGATTTAATCAGAGACCTATACCAGTTAGAGATAACCAGAAACAACATCAACTATAAACTTGTGGATTTCTTACGTCTGGATATTGATCTGCTTCTACCTATCTCAATTCCGTTAAACAATACCGAGGTGTTGGTTAAGTTGGCAGGCGACACTCCTAAAGTTAATGGTAATGTTTTTGGATTAAGATTAAACGGAATAGTCTTTACAGTACCAATCAATTCAAGTGATACAAACTTAGACCTTCTTTACAGAATGCGAGATCATATTTTTGCAACATCTTCATATTTGGCTGAGGTTGTGATTGGTGATAATACTGGTACATATCAGGAGCCATATAACAATACAGTAGGTGGTGGTTTGATTGTTGGTGTGAATGTACCAATGAATGAAAACGATAAGATGATGGGTAATTTTGTTGTAGGCAGCAATATCGGTACAGTATTAATCGACTCTCCTGCATATAACTTACAACACGTTTATGAGGTTGGTTTTGAGAACACAGCAGGCAGACGTCCTATTATTCCTCTTGCTGTTGGGACTACCGTCTCATTCACAGCTCCATTAGATACAAACGTCAGAGTATTTGTTAGAACTAACCTGAATGACCCAAACACTGAGACATTATATTTCACTGTGACAAACGGTTCAACATTCACTGACACATTTGACAATTATCATTCCATTCAACTTGAGTATGTTCAAACATCAAACAATAACATGACTGTTTCTTTCAACTACCCGTTGGTTGATAGTGCTGCAAACACCGGATTAAGAATTTATACAAGAGATGGTTATGGAACGTTTACAGCAACACAGGATGCTGGTGACATCTCATTCTATACAACTATTCTAAAAAATAGAAAAGTTCCTGTTATACCATCCGGTGAATTTACGATTTTACCTGAGAGTTTAACTATTGTTGATGAGAACAATAACGTACTATATAGGTCAACACGAGCCGGTACATTAATCTCATCAGTTAATCTTCCAAGTCTTGATGGTCGGGTTAATTTTAGAACTGGTGTGGTTACTGTTCCATCTGAATTAGCTGATGGAAATTATTATATCAAATTTAAACAAGATAAGTATCAGAATGTTCAATTAAATCAACAGACTATTGCAAAAATTACGCCAATATCTGAAAGTATCAGTCTACCGAACCCATTCAGTTATATTGAGGTGGTTTGATTATGAGTATCAAAGATAATTTGATTAAATCCAAGATACCTGATTTTATGAAAAGCTACCCTGAGTTGGTAGCTTATATAGAGTCAATGGGTAGCTTCATGGATGATACAAAAACATACATTGAGCATTTTAAGTATCATGCAGACTATAAAAATGGTACTGATTTCAACATTGCCAATACACTAAGAAGTGAGGGTTTTGAACTTCCAGCAAACAGTGAGCAAATACCCCGTATCATTCTGCGAGACCTGATGCATAACCTTGTCAGAAAAGGTACAGTCGATTCTATTGTATGGGCATTGCGAGTTCTAGGAATCACGTTCGAGATCTATCAAATGTGGCTACCAAACCCGATAGAACTTCAGAAAGGATTTTATAAGCATTTTGATACTGGTGTGGAGACTCGATATAACGAAACTCCAAACTCATATAAAGACTATTTGTATGGTGAGACCTATGTAGATGAAAATGGTCTGACATATTTTCATGGCAGTGATTATGTGTGGTTGGGATTATCTCCAGAAGAACGAGATGAATACGTATCAGAGGGCTATGTTGTTATTGGATACGTTGAAGGCCAGAACGACCCATTTCAGTTCAAAGGTATCCCGATTTATGGTGAATATTACCCAACAATCCAAGAAGAAGAAAATAGAGTCTCATCTACTCCACACTTCTTACTAAGAATAACTTATCCAGCGACACCATCAGATCTAACTCAGTTTTTGATTGATTCTCTGACTCTGGATAAAAATAGACCATTAAACACAAGATTGATTGTAGAAGTCATCTAAATAAGAATATTAGGAGAACAATAAATGTCAGTAATCAACGTAGGTTCAGTATCATTCATTCAAAATGGTGAACCGGTAAGCGCAACAGTACTTAACAGAGCATTGAATCAAGTCATCACACAAATCAATGCATATAATTTTGGTGGAAGTTACTCTGCTGGTACAGGCATCAGTATCTCAGGGACAACTATTTCAGTTGATGGTACAGTACTCAGAACAATAGGAAATTTCTCAGTATCTGGAACATGGAACTTCTCATCTGTTGTTACAGCAGTAGGATTCACCACATCATCAGATAAGCGTCTGAAAGACTCTATAACGCCTTATCAGCACAATGTAGGTGAAGATGTCATTAAGCTAAAACAATGGATTTGGAGTGATTCTGAGGCTGTTCCTGAGCAGCTTAGAGGCAAACAAGACTCAGGTGTTATTGCTGATGAAGTTGAAGCAGTATTCCCCTCATGTGTTTATGTGAGAGATGATGGGTTTAAGACTGTTGATTACGGTAAGTTGGCAGTGCACTTGATTCTATCTCAAAAAGGAGAATAATATGCCTAGTGGATTTACTGTCCAAGGGACAGATCTAGACAATATCTTTGAGCCTAGACAATCTGGCGATCCAACAGTAAACGCCACAGGGTTTGTATCGGGTGATAATGGATTGGATCTTAATCAGCGTTATCTTCCAATAACGGAAGGAGAACAAATTACCAGCAACACGGGATTCTCTAATCCTATTGGTTCTGATTTCAGACTGGTATTTGCCGCATTAGGCTCAGCTAACTCAGTACCGTTTACCGGTGTAAGTACACTTCAGACAGTAACCATCGCCACCAATCAAGTTGGTGAACAGGTAGTCTCTATTGCATCTATTCAATTTAATACGAATGGAACAACCGGTCAAGTTGAAACTTCCTCTAGGAATAGTGGAACTGTTGATAATAATGTGACAAATGCAATCTGGGTTAAAGATGCCCCAGAGGTTGGTATTGGTAGTGAATATGAGATTTCTGTTGACTCTACTGGTTTAAACATCACTACTGGTATTAACCCAGTTACCATATTCAACCCATCTCCTGCTCCAGCATACACAGCACTTTCTTCTTCAGCATTCTTCTCAATAACTTGTGAAGCTACTGGGGGGAATGGTGGGAATGAAGCTATTGTAGAAGGACCGGTTGTTTTCAACATAAGAAAGATCGGAACAACCAAGGTTTATACAAAGACAATTATATATAATGTGTCAGCAATACCAATTTAATAGTTTTTATAAATAGATTAAAAAATAACCTAAAGAGGAAAATAAAAATGGCTTTAACAATTTTAACACGCTCAGTTTTGGGCAAAGACGTAGACTTCGTTCAGATTGCTGGTACTGATGTAATCCCAGTAAACAGTTTATCTCCATCAGACTATGCAACATTTTAAGCAATTGAAGAAACTGCATCTGATGCTGTACCAGTTCAAACTGTTGCAGAAGCTATGGAGACATTTGTTCTGAAAAATGGTCGGACTGCTGCTGAGATTTTTGGTAACTTCGTTGTTGATATTGACGACTATGTTGCTAAGTTAGAACGTGCTCAAGTATCTGGTAACATCTACAATGTGGTTGCTGGTTTGGTTGATGATGTACAAGCATTGGATGGCCGTGTGACTGCTCTTGAGTCTGCACCTTAATAAATCTGACTGGTTTATAATTAAAGGAGTCTTATATGGCTCCTTTTTCATTTGTAAATATACTCAGTATATTTTAAAAGGAAGTGTCTTCTATGGTTGTTTATGATCCTATTTTAAGAAAAGAATTATCTCGTGAGTTAAGTTGGGATGAACTTGATAGTAACTTTGAGAATGTTATTCTTAAATTTTCTGATATAGATGGCACAATCACTGATCTGGCAGAAACGGTTGATGAGAATTTTGTTTTTCTGGATAATAAAATCACCAATGGATTACAGAAAGCACAATTAGATTTGGAAGATGCTTTAGTAATAATCGACTCCGAAATCCAAGATGCTAAGAATATTGCAGCACAAGCATTACAAGATGCTGAGCAACGAATCGACCAAGCTGTTTCTGAGCTACAACAAAACACATTAGATTCGTTCCAGACTGTCAATGATTCTATCAACATCCTCGATCAAACCATAGAAGGTTATAAAGACGATTTTGAAAATGAAGTCGAAGTAATTAGGGGTGAGATCGACTCTCGTGTATCAGAAACTCAACAAGAATTAGAACGAGTAAGAGAATCACTTAAACTTGACATCAATACTGAGATGCTGAGTAGAAAAGAAAGTGATAAACTTCTTTTCGAGACCACCGCACTTGCTGTTCAGTTACGTCAAAATCAATCTGACATCACCAATGCTATTTTTGAAGTAGACCCCGCAACAGGTACTATTCGTAACCTTGCTTACGCTTATACAGACAGCCAATTCACTCAGGCTGGATTATTGATTGATGGTGTTAATGCTGAAATTCAATTACAGGCTCAACGAGTCACATCAGCAGAGGATAGAATTTCTAATGCTGAATCTGAGTTATTGTTGCAAGCAGGCCAAATTGGTTTAAGAGCAACTTATACAGAAGTAAACCAAGCTATTGCTGGTGCTATTGATGCGGTACTACCTGCTTACTCATTTGGTTTCTTTAACTCAAATGAGGGTTGGGTTGCAGTCAATGGTACATTGACACCTGCTACATCTAAAATCAATTTAACTTGGGGCGATATAGAAAACACCAGTTTGTCTTATGTTGCTGACGAAAACCCTATTATATCAATCTCGATTGAGCGCACTGGTGGTACTGGTTGGGTAGGTGATTTAATTGTTACATTTGAAGGTGGTGCAACTCAAACATACACAGGTGTAATTCAGGATATTGCAGCAGGCACGACATTCGTACGGGTACTAAACCTAGATGGCGAATCTACTTATACAGGCAATGTAACAGGCATTCGCTTGGTTTTAGGTGCATCAGTAGCCGATACATTCACAATCAACTCAATCACTATTGGTAAACCATCCGCTGCTCTTACAGAGCTTGAAGGTATTACTGCACAGATTAACCAAGTTGGTATTGATTTAAACGCACTAGAAGCCAGTTTAACAAGTTATGTAACTGTAGATACTTACACAGCTGAAGCTGTCACTCGTAGCAACGTAGAGACAGTTTTAAACGGTATTGATAGTTACGCTGCTATTACAGCTACACTGCAAGAGTTCGATACAAACGATACATTAACTAAAGCCAACTATGCGGCTCAATGGGTAGATGCTGCTAACGCTAATATCCGGTCAGAAGTACAAGCGTATAAAACAGAAGAAATTGATCCAGAATTAAATACAATTAGAGGCGATTTAACTACTGCTTCTAGTTTGATTGATGCTGCTAACGGCAAAATATCAAATCAGATTATCTCAATTTCTGGTATTGAGTCCGACTCAAAAGATTTAGCCAAGATTGCATTACAGGCTGAGTATCAGTTATATCTATCCAAGAAAAATCAACTTGAACAAGGTGTAGCGATTGCTATTGCTAAAAACGAGTTGAATACAATCTCTAACGAACAGTTAGCACTAGCGGAAGAAATACTTTTATTAGAAGCCAAGTTTGGTACAGATGTCGGTCAAGTCAATGCAACGTTGTTTGAACTTAACCAAGCCATTGCTGATGAGAATGAGGCTCGTGTTCAAGCATTACAATTATTAGAAGCAGATTTTAATCAAACAATTAACGCATCTGCTGATGTTATATTAGATGTGGTTAGTAATGCTGAGCAATCTTTAGCTCAACAGATATTAAATTTACAAACCGAATTTGGTGAGGAAATATCTACCAATGTTCAACAACTGCTGCAAGCTATTTCTGATGAAGAACAAGCCAGAATAAGCCAGTTTAATTTATTGGAAGCTAATTTCAATGACGAAATTCAAGCAACTAGAACGGATTTAACTACTTTAGTTGCTAATGAAACTGGTGCTATTGCACAGACTGTTACTGAATTAACTGCTGAAGTTAATGGTAATTATGCCACCAAGTTTGAAGTGACTGATGCGGTTGCTACAGAAACACAAGCTAGACTGACTCAAGCAAGCCAATTAGAAGCAAGTTTCAATCAGAACATCAACACAACAAGAGGTGAGCTAGTCGATTTGGTTGCTGATGAAGAATCTGCACGTATCTCTGCTATTCAAAATTTAACTGCTGAGTTCAATACCACATACGCCACCAAAACTGAAGTAACAAACATTGTTGCTGACGAATCTCAAGCCCGTGTTGAGGACATCAATAACCTTTTTGTTGAAATAGAAAATAACTTTGCAACTATAAATGACCTCAACGAAGTTAGTGTAACAGTAGAAGAATCAAAAGCTGTTTCACAAAAGTCATTAGTATCTATCTATGGTCTGGAAGAAAAAACCAAAGAAACAGGTGTTGAGCAGCTATTAGAAAGCTATAGATTATACTTGGCTGAAAAAGGTCAATTAGAGTTAGGGGTATCTATTGCCAGAGCTGAGACAGCACTAACAACCGTAACAAACGCCCAACTATCACAGGCAGAGCAACTAACTGTTCTTGATGCTAAGTTAGGTACATTATCTGGTACAGTATCAGCAAATTATACTGAACTTAATCAGGTTATTGCTGATGAAACTGAGGCTCGTGGATTAGCTATAACCAGCCTACAGACGAATATAAATGGTCAAATTAGCGCACAAAATCAGATAATTCAAACGGTAAGACAAGACGTTGATGGGAATGCTGACTCAATAACATTGCTTAATACTAGGACAGGAACATTAGAGAATTTTTCTGAGGCTCAATTATTACTAAACTCAACATATAATCAAGAACTTGATGCTCTTGAAGCAAGAGCATTTCTTGGGGTGACTAATGTTACAGGTGGTGTTGCTAGAATCAGTGGCATCACTATTGGTGGAATTAATAATGCCTTAAACTTCCAAGGAGATATTTTTAGTTTATCTGACACCTCTGGTAATCAACGACTGTATTGGGATGCTACTAATAATACTTGGATATTTAACGGTAGGTTAGTGATCGGAGGTTATTCTGTAAACTCAGAAGCCGATATTCGTGCGCTAGATGGTAAAACCACCGAAGTACGATACTCCACAAGTTCCACCACACCTACAGGGTCGAACCCTTCTGGGTGGACAGTAAATCCTCCAAATACAACCAATCCTATATATGCCTCTAGGGTTACACGCTTAAGTAATGGAAATATAGAGGGTTCTTGGTCTACTCCGGTCAGATGGAACGGATTACAAGGGTCGCAAGGCCCACAAGGTCCATCTGGCTCTAACGCATCTACACTAACTGTTGCATTGACATCTCAATCTATTGTGTATCGAAAAGATAATACAAGAAGTACGAGTGCAATTACTGTAAACACCGTTGGAACTAATTTACCATCAGGAGGTGTTTATGAGTATGAGTTACAAGCATGGAGAGCAAATAACACCTATTCACATAACCGTGTAACAAGCGATGACAGTCAAACAAATGAGCGTTGGACAGTAAATGGTTCTAGTGCGACACTAGATGTAAGTAGTGGGTATTCTGTTTTTAATCCAAACAACGAATTTATTAATTACAGAATCAGAGTCAGATACTTAGTTGGTGGAAATCCAGTAGCAGAAGATACAGTTTCTATCGCTAAAATTTATGACGGTAGTGAGGCTATTACTGTTGTACTGAGTAATGAGACACACACACTACCAGCTAATAGTTCTGGTGTCGTATCTAGCATGGTTGGTTCTGGTACAACAATTAAAGTTTATCAAGGGGCTAACTTGCTAACTTTTAGAGGTACTGGCTCAAGTGGTAGTGTTTACCCGATACAAAACTCAAGCTATCAAATAAAACGCACATATAGTACCAATATGCGCAATGCTGGTACTATGTCAGGTGATGGAACAACTACTGCCACACAGCCTGATTACGGTGATGTTGTAGGTGATGGTAGTGTAACTGACTGGACTGACTTCTCTATCCGTATCAGGGATGCTGATGGCAGAGAAATTCCAGTATTGGTTAAACGACAGTCATTTACTAAATCAAAGCAAGGGATACAAGGTGTTCAAGGGTCTATTGGTGCTGGTTTTTACTCTGTAAATGTTGCAACAAACAAACCAACTATAAACAACACCTACCTGAACAGTTTATTCACACCAAGCTCAGTAGCAGGTAGAAATCCAGTTAATAAAGATACATTCTTTGTTAAATGGTTGAATGCTCGGGATGCTTATGAGTTCAATGGCACTAACTGGGTAGCTGCATCTTTAGTTGTAGATGGCTCCATTATTGCATCAGAAA